GGATGCTGCCGACTGGAGCTTGGTCTTATCCTCCAGGTTGAAAACTCGAGTGCTTCCCACTCTCATCTTCAGCAGATCCTCTCGTGATACATGCGTCTGTGTCATATCTTAATGTTTATTAATTGTTAATACACTTTTGTATGATTACCAGCTTTATTTACTACCTTTGCCCTCGATTTGGCTTTTTAGGTCGGCTCTTACTGCGCTTTAGGTGCGTTTTAGTGTCGTTTGGCTGGGTTTTAATTATTTATTGATTTCGAGTGCAAATATAGCAACAAAAATGTAATGTTCCAAATTTTTAGGTGATAAATGTGTAATTTTTAACAATAATTTAATTACAATGGTGTAATTTATGTAATTTAAGTATGAATGAGAGGCAAAAACGATTAAAAGAGGTGTACGAACATGCGCGTACATATTTCGGTATTCATACGCAGGGGCAGTTCGCCGATGCGATTGGTTATTCACGTCCTGTTATCTCGTCAGCACTAAATGGCGACGAGGATAAACTGACTGATAAATTATTTAAAAACATTGATGAAAAGTTCCCAGGCATCTTCAACCTCGATTATTTACTAAATGGCAAAGGTAATTTGCTTACAACCGAAGAGGGTGTTGCTAAAGCGAACATCGACGAACGTATAGGCCGCACTAAACCAGAACCACCTGCACCCACACCCGAGGAGCCCAACGAAATGATGGCCCTGCTCGATCGTGCCCTTTCCATTTCTCGTCGCAACGAGGAGATGGTGGAGCGCCTGGTGTCGGCCACATCACAGAACCGACAGACTGAGATTGCTATCGAAAACGTAGCACGCCATCTCAACGAGTCGCAGCAGCAGGTGATGCAAATCCGTGCCGACATCCTCACAGCCACCGATGCCATTCACACCTTCCGCGCCACCGTCGACACCATACGCGACGAAAACGAGCGCCTGAAGGCCAGCAACGAGCTACTGGGTCAACGCCTCAATAAAGCCGCCGCCCTCTTCGCCGATCTCAACACCAAGGTGGCCCACCTGCTGCAAACCCAGGAGCATCGCTACCCCGCCGCACCCGACACCACCCATCAGGCCAACGAGCCAGATGTTTACCCAAACAAGTAAACGAATGTTAATGCACCCCTCGCCACCCCGCATAAACACAGCCGACTCCAATTTCCCCCACCAACTCCCTCCAGCTCCACAGCTGAAATATTGGGAAAGGTGCGGAAAATGGGCGAAAGCGCCGTAGAATGGGGCTTTGGGGCGATGCGATGAAAATGGAAATGAAACGCAAACTGCCGCAAATCGTCGCATTTTGGCTCAAATGTTTACCCATTTGTTTACCCACGATTACCCAAACCCAACAAAATGGGTAAACATTTGGGTAAACATTTTAAAAATCTGGGTAAACATTTTGCCCATCGAGAGTAAAAAATTGAAATTTAGAACTATAGACAAAATAAAGAGATGATAAAAATATCGTTGGTTTTCGACCATCGAAATAGGACACCGAAAGGTGAGGAAGGACCGGTGGAGGTTCGCGTAACCGTGAACCGCAAACCTTATTACATAAACACGGGCGTGTGCGTGCGTAAGGATCGTCTTGTGGGTAACTGCCTGCGCGATGATGCCACCAGCAATGATGCCGACATGCTTAACGAGCGCCTGACTACCATTGTGGCGCTGGTTGAAAAAGAGGTTAATAAATGTCTGGCTGAGCGCAAGCCTATCAGCGTGGCTGACATCAGGACAAAGGTGTGGGATTTGGCTCCCGTCGCAGACGATGCTGCCGCACCCACCATCGTGCAATGGATTGATGAATATATACGCACGGCTGATATGGCTCAGAACACGCGCCTGCATTACCGCACTGTGGCCCGTCGGCTGCTGGAGTTTGGGAAGATGGTGCGGTGGGAGCAACTAACCGTGGATAATATCTACGCTTGGGATGTGTGGCTGCGACATCAGGAAGTGCCACTGACAAAGAATCAGAAGGCAGCAGGAATGGAACCACAACTTATCAGCAGCGATTCGGTTTACAACTATCACAAGTATCTGAAGGCGACGATAAACAAGGCGATGAAGTTCCAGATAATGACCGCAAACCCATACGACCAACTGAAGGGTGTGGTTAAACGAACGAAGCGCGACGTGGTGGATTATCTGACTGAGGCGCAAATGAAAAAGGTGATGGCGCTTACACCCGTGCCTGGTAGTCAGGCTGCGCTTGCGCTCGATTTATTCATATTCCAGATGTTTACGGGCTTGGGGTATGCCGACACGCAGATATTCGACATCTCGCAGTATCGTAACATCGACGGCAAATGGACGCATATCGGTCAGCGTGTAAAGACGGGTGTGCCTTATGTGTCGCAGCTGTTGCCGCCGGTGGTGGAGGTGCTGGAGCGCAACAACTGGCAGGTGCCGAAGATGAACAACCAGCGCTACAATCAGATGCTTAAGGCTATCGGCATGGTGATAGGCATCCCTAATCTGCACTCGCACATGGGCCGTCACACGTTCGCTACGTACATGTTGAGTAATGGCGCGAAGATTGAGAACGTGAGCCGCATGCTGGGGCACACGAACATTACCCAGACGCAGCGCTATGCCAAGGTGCTGGCGAAGGATGTGCACGATGATTTTGATAAAATTGCGAAGAAACTGAAATCTAAAAAATAGGAGGTAGTTATGATTGATTTATTTATGATTCTTTTTATTTCGTTGTTCATTATTGGTGCCGTTGTTTTTTGTATTTATGATTATTTCGCGCATCGTGATAAGCGCGTGGCAAAGGTGCCGCTTGATTTGCATGAGCCGAGCGACGAGGAGGTGTTGCGGCAGGCAAACGAAAACATGGCTAAGATTGAGGCAGCTATTCAGGCGCAGGAGGTTGGGCGCGATGATGTGTACCGGGCTATCATGGCAAATACTTACGACGGCCCGTTGCCAGAGCGTCGGCATGATGGGGCGTGGACGTCGATCTTCGACAACCTGCGCATCCTATCAATTGCAGGCATCAACCACCGCCAGAACATCAACCGCTACAAGGGGCGCAATACCGTGGCCTTGGTGCCTGACCCCCAAAACGAGTTCGATCCTAACGCTATCAAGGTGGTGGCCGAGGATGGGCACCATCTGGGATATATACACCAAAACCAGACGGATATGGTGCGATCGTGGTGTCGTGACACCTTCCCGTTCTACTGCGTGGCGATGATTAAGGAACACGACGATGATGATGATGGGCATATGTTTTACACGGGATATCTATACATTATCAAACAATAACTTTTAAACTCAAAAAAAATTATGAAAAAACTAATGATGGCGGTGGCTGGTGCCTTAATTCTGGCCGGATGTAATCAGGAGGAAGAGGTGGCCGAACCAGCCACGGATGGCACCACCGAGGTGCGTTTTAGTATTAATCAGTTGGACGTTACCACCGAACCGATGGGCACACGTACAACCGTTGCTGATGCCAATATGACGGACTTATGGCTGTTGGCTTATTCTGACGATACGCTTGCGGCTCAGGTGCACCAGAGCGCCACCGATGCCGCGTTTGGCACCTTCTCGCTAAAGCTGAAGCACGGCACTTATACCTTTTATGTGGTGGCCAGTCGTGGCGTTAGTCCCGTGCTTGATACCACGGCCAAAACCATTACCTGGGGATCGGTTCGCGACACGTTCTGGGCTGTTGATGGCATGACGGTATCGGGCGAAGATTCTGCCAATAAAACCATCAACCTCGATCGTGTGGCCTGTCGCGCTCGCCTTAGTATTACGGATGTAATACCCGATGGTACTGCAAAGGTAACGTTCACACCATCGCACTGGTACTATGGTTTAAACTACCAAACGGGCGCTGCCGTGGGTGATAACTCGAGCACGATTGCGGTCAATATCCCGTCGAGCTATATCGGTCAGCAGGGCATGGCGGTGGCTTTTATGTGCATCAGTCCGGAAGCGGCATGGAGCACCGATGTAACTGCCTGTATGCTTGGCGCTGGCGATGCGGTGCTTGGCTCGGCTACGGTTGCAGGTGTGCCGATGGGGCGCAACGTGAGTGTAACGCTATCGGGCGCCCTGCTGAGTGCTACCCGTGGCATAGGCGTAACACTTAACGATACGTGGACCACTGGTAGCGAGATTTCGTGGTAACAACAAAAAAAGCAGGGGTCAATTATTTGACTCCTGCTTTTTCGTTCTCCTCGCGCATCAGTTGGCGCAGACGTTCTATCTCCTCGTTGGTTGGTATCGCGCTGCCATTCTCGGCGGATTGCTCCCAGGGGAACTTAATCCATTCGGTGACGGTTGGCGGTGTGTCTTTGCAGCCCATGCAGTAGTGGGCGTTGTAGGCCACCAGCCGGGCCTGCTCCCATCCGTGGTGATGGCGGGCGTTGTAGCCTCGGATAATCGAGCGCACCTCCCACCAAACCAACTCATACATAAACTCCCGACGCGGGAATCCTATCTCGCCCACGAACAGCTGGTAGAGTTCGTGGGCGGTTTTCAGTTTTTTGGTTTCTCGTCGTCGGCTGCTTCAGCGGGTGCTGGTTCGTCCTTCGGTTCAACCTCGGGCAGTTTAAAAAACTTTGCGCTCAGTTCCATCACGGCCACGTAAGCGTTGATGATTTCCTGCGCTGCCTCCCATGTCTCGGCACCCGCCAGCTGCTCCAGGGTGATGTCGGTGTCGGCATCGGCTGCGATGATGGCCGAGATTATCAGCGCAATGCGCGATTTCATCGTCTCGAAGTTCTCGTTGAAAAAGCTCTTGCCGGTGATCTCTTCAAAATTCATCATCGTTTTGAGGGTGAACACTACGGGGTAGGTTTTACCCGCCATTGTGATTTTCTTCTGTGTCATAGTTCTTTGTTATTAAATTGTTAATTACTCGGGGTGTAGGGTGTTAGGTCCTTCGAGCCCTGGAACTTGGCGCTGCACTGTGCCATGTTCTGGTTCTGCGATGTGAAGTTCAGGTCGTTCAGGATGGCCTTACCAGTGTATTGGATGGCGCTGGCGATAGCGTCGCGGTTCTTCTCGCCTGCTGCGCCTGCTGTCTGACTAAAGCGCACGGTGTACTCCAGGCCGGGCTGTAACAGGTCGGCCGATACAGCGTCGTCGTCGGTCTCGTCGATGATGAGCGCATCCACCTGCACATCCCAGTTCAGGCCCGTCACCTCCTTCTGCACAAAGCCGTCCACGTCGTCCTTGGTCATGTCTTCTTCAACCACCGCTGCCACGTGTACCACGCAGTTCACGGCTGCTGCCACGCACTTCAGATGCTGCTCGTCGTCGCCAATAAGTATGCGTAAGTTCTCGCCTTTTATTGTTGCCATGTTGCTTAAATTTTAGGGGTTAATAATAAAACGATGCCTCGCCTCCTTTGTGGTGGCGAGGCTTCGCGAGAGAGGCTTTACATTAGTATGATAATAATAATATTTTTTATGCTCCAGTGGTGAGCGCTCCGGTACCTTGGAACTGCACGGTGTGTGTTGAGTTCTGTCGGTTCT